TATGTATCTCCTTCAGTTGTACCTGCTTCTAATATAATATGATCTTCTTCAGTGCTTGTGCTTTCTTCTAAAGTAAATCCTCCATTAACAACAGAAACGAATCCTGCAGCCCCTCCTCCATTAGTGTTTGCATTATTAAATATTAAATCATCACCAATTGTATAGTTAACGCCAGGTGTATCTATAATTATTTCTTTAATTCCACCATTACCTAAAGTTTTAATTTGTACAATAGCACCTGAACCTCCACCAATAACTTCTACTGGCTCTGCCACAGAATGTATAGCACCGTCTGTTAAAATATTTTTTTGTGTGGGCACTCCTGTTATAGTTGCTGTAATAAAAGTGTCGTCTGTATCTGTTGATGTACCTTCAATTATTTCTCCTACTGAAAAATTTCCTAATAGGGTTTCTTCATTTACTGTGATTTCAGCTACTTGTTCAGTACCAATAATATAAAACTTTACATTTTCTACTATAGCAGTTGCGAAAGATGTTTTACCGGTAATATTTCTACCAATAAGTCCTGCAATTGCACCGTTAACATTTACTACTCTAATAATTTTTTCAGTTGAAAATTTACCATCTGATGCTCTTAAAAGGTTTTCTCTAGGATAAAAAGTGTCTGAATTTTCATTAAATAATAGTTTGAAAAATAATTTATGGCCTTCTATTGTACCTTTAGATTGGTAAATTGATTTTATATTTTTTATTAAGTTTCTTTTATTTACATTACTATTTAAATTTTCAGGTAGTGTTGATAAAAATTCTTTTCTAAAATTTGTTAAAAAATTAGATATAACTTTATCAGGATCTCTAAAGTTTAACAATTCTTGTATATTGTTTACTGGATTAGGTTTGTAATTATTGACTACAGCACTCGCATTAGAAGATAATCCTAAAACTGTTTCACCAATTAAAAATTTATCTTGTGATATAATAAATAAACGATTGTTATTTAAATCTTCAGTAAGAACTGTCGTAATAGCTTTTGATGTTTGACCTTGTATTAATTCACCTCGTGTAAATTTACCAAATATAGAACTTTCTAATAATATTTTATCGTCTGTATTTAATAATGTTCTATCAGAATCAATACTAGTGCCGTCTAATAATAATAAGTTTTCTTGGTTTGTTTCTGTTTCTAAAATTATACCGTCTGTAGTTTGAACAGAAGTGACTGCTAATTCAGCAGCTTCCATAAATGTATAATATGTTTTTAGAAATTGTAAAAATTTAGGATGGTCTGATATTGCAAAATCAGGAACTTGTGATTCTATTAAATTGGAAATTTTTTCATTAAAATTTGCCATAGAGATTAATAACTTGTTGTTGTGGTATATCCTACTCCTGCATCAGCTCCACCTCCGGCAAAATCATCTATCTCAACTACAACAATAGAATTTTCAACATCTATTTCTATTATTTGATCTCTTACTGGAACTATATCATTAGAATTTGGTTTAACAATTAATTCAATAGAAGTGGAAGCTTCACCTCTTATGTCTTGTATAGTTGTAACATTTAAAGAATTTAAATTTATTTCTCCTGTTGCGTAATCTATTGAACCTTGAAATGTTGTAGCATATGATCTAACACCACCTGAAAACCTATATCTTCTTACATTGCCTTCACCATCATCATCTAAAAAATATATATTTGTTGTATCACCTGAAATTTTAAAACCTGTAGATTGTAAGATACCACCTGCAACAGAATTATATCCATCTACAGGATTATATAATGCATTCCTAAAATATATATCATATCTTGTTGATTGATTTAATGTTGGTTTAAAACTTTTTCTAATTTTTACTGTAGTAATGTTTGACACAATACTTGCGTCTGTGTCATCTATTAGTCTTAATAATTTTGAATATCTAAAAATGCCATCAAATTTTTGTAATGTATTGTCATTATAAGTTGTTATATTATCCAATATATTAGATTTTAAAGTATCAGAAGTTTTTGTAGTTAATCTCGAATCATATTTTACTGTACTTGTAATTAATACAGAAGTTGTTTCAGGATCTACAATAACTGGCCTTATTGAAGCAACGTTATAAGGTTTTAAACTTTGTACTATGTTTTGTTTTGTGGCAGTTGTAAGTGTTGAACCACTGGCCGCTTTGATTGCAATTTTAACAGTACCATAAGCCGGACTTTCGTCATCTTCGCCACCCCAAGCACTCACTGATTGTGCATTTGGATAAATTGATTTTACTAAAGTTTCGTAATCAACAGTTGTAACAGCACGATTTTGAGCTGCATAACTTAATGGTGCGTTGAAACGAATTGACTCTTTTGATTCAGCAGCATTACCACCTTGTGATACAGATTTAGTTATAATACTAATGTCAGAAAATCCACCAATAGTTGTAGCTAAAGTAAATGTAGAAGCACCATTTGATTCATCTCTATTTGTAACAATATATTCCATTATTACTATATTTCCATCATCTAATTTTTTTCCTACGTTATCATCACCAAAATAAATTTCAAATTTACCATCATCTATTTCTTGTAAAAAATAAACCTTTGAAATATCAGTAACACTATTGTAACCTCCAGCTAATGAATAGGTATTTGTTGTAGTATTAGTAGAACTGTTTTGAACAGAAACTTTTAATGTCGTTGTATCTGCATTTGCATTTTGAATTACAAATTTTTGGTCTGGATCGTTTATATCAACAGTATATCTAAATGTAACTAAAGTACCCTCGTAAATTTCTACATTTGTAAATTTATATACACCATCTCTAGGTGTAATTATATAATCTTCGTTTGTTAAATATTGATAACTTACTCCTGAAACTGAAGTTGTAAATACGGAACCTTTTGTTAATGTTAAAGTTGAACCTGTTGCATCATTTACTTCAATATCTATACTCGCTACTGGTGATCTTACTGATGATGGTGTGTAGTTTAACATTTTAGCTAACGACACAATATTTTTTCGTATATCAGCACTGTCTAAGTACATTTCGTTTGCTAACATATTAGCATTGAAGCCTAGATAGTGTGTGTTGTATGCTAGTACATCTAAAAGTATAGAAAAGCCTGAACCTTCAAAATTATAATCTTGAAATTCTGTTTGACTTTGTAAAAATGTTTTTAAATTTGCTTTTATACTATCAAAATCAAAATCTGATACTTCTAATTTGTTACTTGCCATGTTATCTTAGTCTTTCTAAAAATGTTTGTACTTCTATCAGATCATTTGAACCAATAACGTAAAAATAAATTCTTAAATCATATGAATTGCTATCAATATTCGGATTTGCTACTATTTGAACTAATTTAATTCTTGGTTCAAAATTAATCAAAACTTCTTGTACTTTTCTTTGTAAATTCAATGCAGTTAGAGGCGTCATTGGCTCAAACAACATTGCTCTTACACTTGAACCTATTTCTGGATGAAAAGGCCTATCAAAGTGTGATGTATTAATTAAATTTCTTACACTTCTCTTAACAGCTTCAATATCAGTTAACTTATTTACATCATTTGTTACCGAATTACGACCAAAATCTAAATCTAAATCTCTATACTGTTTTGTGGCTCTTTTACTCTTGTTTAAAGAACCAGCATCGTAGTTTGGCATATGTATATTTATATTAATTTACTGAAACATTATCAGAACCACTAATAATATCTCCACAAGATGCTGAATCACCTTCTCTACACACTCCGATACCATTTACAAATACATTTGTTGAGCCTTCTATCATTGGTGGTGATGGACTATGTGGTGGCAATCCGTGTCCTGCAACTCTATCGCCAATTCTAACAACTCCAAACTATTTACAAAAACATTTTCACTTCCTTCAAACGCAACGCCGCCGGCAGCGTCTGTATCTTTACGTGCAACGCCTGGCATTATCTTCCTTGGCCTCTATACTTCTTATAACTTCGTCTTTTATGTTTATTCATCATAGAAGAGCTTGTATAACCTCTGCCGATACTTGTATATTTCGGTTTTCTATTTGATTTTTTTGTATTTGTGTTGCTTACAGTTTTTTTTGCCATATTTTTTAGCCTTTTTTA